CGCAGGGCGCGAACCCCACCCGGGCGAATCCCGCCGCCAGGGCTTCCGCCCGAAGCCAGCCCTTGAACGCCAGTGGATCCGGATGTTCAACTGGCACGCGAAGGCCCCCCCATGGATATCCTCACCATAGATATGCAACTTGATTTATTTGGTGGGGACACGTCGGTTAATGATTTTCAGAAGAGGCAAAAACCACTTCTATTCCACTCTCAGGTAAACCCACTCTAATGCTATCCTACCCATGCCCAGCGAAGTTGAGAGAGCGCTGTGCAGGCGAGCCCCCAGAGATGGGGGCTTTTGCTTCCGGCAAACCAAGCGCCGCACGAAGCGGCCCCGGATCGGTGAAAGGTGGCGGCTACTCTTTGACAAAGATCCCGGAAAGTTGCTTGTTCCATGTCTGCCCATTGTCGCCGGCCTGGGCCGCCAGGACCACCAGGTTCCCGCTCACGTCGAAATAGGCCAGACCGTAATCCGCGCCCCCCAGGGTAGACCCACCAGTGGGAGTCCAGGCAAAGCCGATGTTGAAGCAGTTGCGGACGTGCGCGGTGTCGCCATCTGACCAGCCCAGGGTGCCACTGTAGACGCCGAGAGGGTTCACCTTGGCCGTGGCATCGGCGTTGTTGGCATAGGCATCGACGGTGATGTTGTAGCTGGAGTTCAGAATGGCGGGAATCGTGAGGCGCATCACCTGACCGTTGCTGCTGGCGGTGCTGATCCAGGTTCCAACCTTGGTCGTGAGGTCAACCGGCACGTCCTGGATGCCCGTGAGGGTCACATCGAAAGTGCCCCCGTTGGTGGTTCCAGTCATGCGATTGCCTACTAGCGTGCCGGTTAAGGTGAGGGGCACGGTCGTCCCGTCTGCATTGGTCAGGGTTGCGTTTGTTCCGAGCTGGAGAACTCCCGCAGCATCCGCAAAGATGGTGGCGCGAATGTGCTGCCAGCCGTCCAACTCCATACGGCAGATGCCGTCGTTCTGGACCACCATGTTCTGGATGATGTTCCCGATGGGAGTCACCGTCAGGGCAGCCATCCCAGCAGCAAGATGGGAGGTTGCCCGGTAGGTTCCGCGGGGCACCGCGACGGGTGCGGGCGTGGGAGTTGGGGCAGGCGCCGGAGGATGCGCGCTGGAGCCACCGCCACAGGCGAGGATGAGACAGGCGGCGAGAGAAAGAAGAACGTGTCGCATGGTGGTTCCTTTCATGAGCCCGACGGGCCGAAATTTAACACGCAGTGGTAGACAATTCGTGTCGATTCTCTTGAGGCGCCTAGACCCCAGCGAGGGTGCGAGCTGCGACCATATCCGTAATCAGGCCCGCTGCCACGGCGGCTTCGATGAAGGCGACCAGGTGGTCAGCCTTGTATCCGAAATCGTCTGTGAGTCCCGGCCCCGCCCCAGACTCCAGGGCTGCGAGTTCCGCCTTGGCCTGGTCTAATCGTCGGCTGGCATCCCCGACTGAAGAGGAAATGGTAGAAGCCAGATTCGCTCCAGTTGTCACCTCACCCTGGATCCTATTCACCTTACAGCGCAATTCGTTGCGCCGAGCTTCGTTGGCAAGAGCAGTGGTGATGGCTGGGTCCATGGTGGACTCCTATGGAAGGGGGGCTTTCGCGTTGTGGGAGAGAAGGCCATCAGATAGGTAAGTAGCGCAACCTTCGACTTCAAAACTGACCACCTGGCCACGCCCTTTTGGCACGATGGCTTTTACAATGGCCGTGGCATCAGAAACGATCTGATCACCGGGCTCCAGATGACGAATCTCGATCCATCCACGTTCCACCACGGCAACGCGATGACGCTCGCTGAACTCGGGAGAACGGCCATCTTCCAGCACGACAGCCATTCGCGGCTGCCAGGCCACGACTGGATGACGCACGACGCCGACAGCTGGCTCCATGGTGATGTCATTGACACCGACCACTTGCGCCCCATCGTAGAGATCTGCAGCATCCACCAATAGGCCAGATGCCAGCGTGATGTGCACCCACGGCGCGGGACAGTAACCGCCACCGCTACCGCCACCGCCACCGGAACCACCACCCGTCCCACCCGTGATCCCAGACGGCCACGTCGTGCCATTGTCGGTGAGCGCTGATCCATCAGTGTTCCCGCTCGCTGCATATAAACAATGCGTATCACTCGGCCCATAAGCATTGTTTAACGTGATCAAGGCTGCTGGAAACCCACTTGAAATGCCTGAATCCGTGCAGGAGAAAGTCATCTTGTTGGCGTTTCCGGAATTCGTATCCGTTCCGAAACTTAAATATCTTCGATCGTTCATCTGCGGGTATTGGACTTCGCCAACGGCCGTAATGGTGGCCGTGGTCCCTGCCGCACTCTGCCGATACAACTGGATCGCCACATTCCGCATGGCATCGAGATTGTCTGATGCCCCCGAACTACTCGGTTGAATGGCCAATTCCAATCGGCAATGGCTCAACGTGGTGTTCCAGCTTCGGCGTGTGACCGTGAGGCAGGAGATCTGTGGCGCGCCGCCGCGTGTGGAGGTATCCACGTTGCCGCGGTAGACCACCCGGCCCCCGTTGTTGCCGTCGATGGCCTGCACCTGGCGCCAGAAGTAGTCGCTGAAAATGTAGGTTCCGAGTTGGAACCCACCAGCCACCACCTTCAGTGCGGTTCCAGAGATATCCATGCGAGCGCCAGCCGTGGGGTTCCCCCCGGACTCGGCGTAGTTGCTGGTCTGGACGGCATCAGCCTGGAGCATGCCGGTGGTGATCATTCGACATGCGTAGAGGTTGTCGAATCCAACCTGAGCGGCAGCTACGCTCCCGCTGCTTGCGATGGCCCCGAAGCGCACGAAGGCAGCTCCGGAAGGACAAGTTCCTGTAACGGTTTGTTTCGCGTAGGAAGCCGCGCCAGATCCCAACCATCCATCGCTCGATCGCGCTGGGCTGTAGGCCCCCGACACCCAAGTGGTTCCATCAGCCGCGAAAAAATCCATGTGAATTTGCCGCCATGCCCCCGTTTGGATATCAATGGAAGTCATGGCCTCGTAGTAAAGCTGTTCGTTGGAGCCGACCGGAATGTTGCCCGTGAAATAGACAACCTGGCTGGATCCAATGGGCGGCAGAAAATTACGATATTTCGAGCCACTATAAGGCCACCTCGTGTCTAGGTAATTCGCCTCCACGCCGGATGGATTCGGCATTTCTGAGTTGCCATTTTTGATCAGGTTGTTGCTGGAGCGCGCCAGTGCATCCGAATAGGCAGCATTGCTCTGGATTTTGTCCTGGCAGGCCTTCTGGAGGCTAGCTCGATTCGTGGCGATGCTCGACCACCAGGTGCGCAAATTGATCACGATGCTGGTAACCGCGAAGGTAGTCCCATCCGGCCATGTGGTAGCCCAGCCAGAGGGCGCCCCAGCGGCAATCATGTTCGCGCTGAGTGCGGCCACGGCGTTGTCGTAGGCCGTGGCGCTCACACCCAGGGCTGATGCCTGCGCATCCAATTGCGTCTTGATCTGCTGCTCCGCGTCCCAGTCGCGCCGTAGCTGGATCTTGTCCTGGTTGCTGAGGTAGTCGACCGAGTTGATCTGGTCCACGCCATTCTGCGCCCCATCCACGCCGGCCTGGGTGCCCAGGGGCGTGGCGGCGCCCGTGGCGCTGCCAGCGGCCCCAGTAATGGCCCAAGGTGAGCTAGGCATAGTCGGCCCTCACAGCGGCGTTGATGCCGGTCACGTTGGCGTTGGGTGAAATGGCGATCACCAGGCGTCGGTCGGTTGGCAGGACGGCCATCGGCTGAAACAGGTATTTCGTGGTGTCGGTAGGATCGGTTCCCGTAAAAGCCACCACTGTGAAGTGCAAGGGGTTTGGTGCGTTCGGAGGGAAGGCCCAGTTGATATCCAGCCAGGCTTTCTTCGCAGTGCGGGGCTGACCACCGTGGTCGTCTATCCCATCGTTCCAGTCGTCGATCTGGCGCCTCATGCGGGCCTCGTGCTGCTTACGGCAATCGTCACGTTGTAGGGAGTTGGTAACACCTGCATTCCCGGCGTGAAGGTGTAAGCCGGGACGCTGGCGAGAGACTGCTTTCCGCCGCCCCAGATGTTTACGGAGACGAGCTTGATGTAGAGGAGCTGTCCCACGCGGGACTCAGGCACCACCATCCGGGCCAGGGCAGCGTCCACCCGCGTGAAGGCCTTCCCGCTGACGTGGGAGGCCTGCGCGGTGCCGTAGAGCCCCCGTACTAGGAGCGTGCCCAGGGTGTAAGCGTTCGCGCTGGTCAGAGTGGCGGTCTGGTAGCTGAATAGCTCGCCGTCGCACCAACAGAGGCTCTGTTTGTCAGTGGCCACCTGGGCGGGGACGCTCTGGAGGGAGCCCTTGCTCACAGAGAGATCCACGGCACAATTCGAGGTCGTGTCGTTCTGGGCGGCCCCCGTAGCCATGTTTGCAGTTAGCACACCATGTCGCGCCGGGGCCGTGATCTGGCCAGCCTGGGCGTAGGTGGCACCGTCAGCAGAGACCCAGATCTCACAGCCGCCCCACAGTGCCCCTCCGGAGGCCGCGATCATCATTTCCGGGTCGGCTCCGTTCCGGTACAGCACGGGCACGTCGAAGATTACGGGGGTGTTGGTGTTTCCGGGGTCGGCGTTGACGTTCGGCGCCGTGCCATCACTGGTTTGGGTCGTGTAGAGGGTCGCCGTGCCCGTGCCGAAGGGCCACTCCTCGGCCTCGATGGTAAGGCCCTGATCTTCGGTGCCCTCATCAGGGATCTCGACACTCTTGATGCGGCAGACCTTGTGATCCAGGCCAATGAAGGGTTCCGTGAGGGTGACCAGGTCGACCATGGGCTCGAGCAGGATGTATTTCCAGCCGACCCGGAAGGTGTAGGTCCGGCGCACGTTCACGTTCCGCTGCGCCCGAATCCGGCTGATCTGGAGTGCATGGGCCGCACGGGCGATCGAGTGCAAAACGATGGGTGAATCCTTCTTCGTGCCGTTCTGGGCCACGTCCACCGGCTCCGGGTCGTCCAAGATGCTGGTGTTGTAATCGTTCAGCCGGTCTAGGAACTCCACGGGCACGCAATTCTTCACGTCCTGGGGGCTCGTGAGGCTGACCGTGATTGGGTCCTCATCCGAGCTGTCCACCAGGAAGTCGTCGACGCCAAGGTCATAGAGTGGGGTCGTGTTCGGCGTAAAGGTGGTTCCGTTGGCTGTGAGGGGCTGGTCGCCGTAAGGGACGATCTTGAGCGTCATCGAGGTCGAGCCAGCGGTCCAGACGGACTCCGAGTTGGTGGCGTCCAGCAGCTCCTGCAGGTGGGCGGCCGCGGGCTTCTGCTCCGTGAAGGCAGGACTCAATACAAAACCCATGGCCTGGCAGTAGGTGGCATAACTGCCTGCCCCGGTGACTAGATCAGCTATCTGCGCTAAATTCCAGCCCGCGCCGTAGTAGGGGTTCGTCAGGAAGTCGGGGATGATGTCGCTCGGCTTGGCATCATAGGCGGCCGTGGCATTCGGATCCTGCTGGGTCGCCAAAAGACCGATCACCTCAAAGGAGTGGTTCTTCATGGCGCCTGAGCCGCCCAGGTCGATGGCGGCATGGCAGATCAGGGCCATGCCGTTGTAGCCGATAGCCTTGGTGGGGTGCTTTGATCCCCAGGTCGGCCAAGCGGTTTGCGGTCGTGTGCCCTGGTAAAAGGTGAAGCCATAACCACTCAGGCTCCCAATCTCCTTGTCACGCCACACCTGATTGATGGCCGTGATAGGGCCCTCGCAGAGCGCCAGGATCACACCGGCCGTGTAGGTGTAGGTCGTATTCGAGACACTGGATCCGCCGCCGCCCTTGCCAGTCTGGGTCGTGGTGGTGTGGGGGATGGGCGTGAAGTCGTCGTAATCAACCAGGTTGCCTGGAATTCGGCTAGTGCCGTAGACAATGGGCAGCACGCCACCGTAGGACGAGGTCTGGATCTGGATGCCAGCGAGGACCTGGTCCGTAGTACTGGTGGACTTCCCGCCACCGAAGAGACCACCCATCAGGCGCCTCCCCAGTGTGACCAGAAGCCAGTCTGGCGTTCTCTCAGTTCCTGGTTTCCGATCCCATCATCGAGCACCACGCCCAGATGGATGTAGCTGTGGATGATCATCGGCCACGCCAGGACGATGGCCGCGTGACTGATGGCTCGGCCGTACCTGTAGAGCACGATGTCCCCCGGCAGTGGGGCATCCACTGGGTGGTAGTGCTCGGCAACCAGATCCCGCATATGCTCGGTGTCCATATGCATATGTCGGTCGTTGGGATAATCCTCGATTGCAACATGAGGGAGTACCCCAGTCCGCTCAAAGACCTCGGCCAGGAGCATGCCGCAATCCACTCCGGCGCCCATGACCCGGCCGGCATGGTGGTAGGGCGTACCCAGCCAACATAGGGCCTCCTGGACTACGGCCAGGCGTTGCTCCTGCTCCTCTGTAGGGAGGTGCTGGATGAGGGCATGGGCACTCAGCATGATGTCGGCGATCATCGGCGCACTCGCTGACGGTTGCAGGCTCGGCAGTGCCGACCGCCAAGGCGATCAACATATGTGTGGACAAGCCTCGTTTTTTCGTCTTTCCAGGTTCGTCCATATCCATTCCTGAAGAATGAACCGCCCCACACCCAGCATCCGTTGGGGCTCTTCTGGATTTTCTCAAAGAATCTCATGGTTATCTCGTGGTCTCCGGGGGCGGAACGTAGGGGCAACCCCGGAACCGGTTGAGGTTCGCCCAGACCAAACAGGCGGCCTGGGTGCGGCCACAGCCGGGGTAGATGGTGAAGGTGTCGCCAGGAGCCGCAGACGAGGGCAGGGGCATCGTCAGGACCGCAATGCCTGATAGGTAGGACTTCACAGCCCGACGCGACCCAGCGGCCGCCCCAGACGTCATGGCGAGCACGCCAAGGCTGTAGTAGCCGTCGGCATGGCCGGTGCCCACGTTGACCTGGGTGGCGTTCGTCCCGGCCCCAGCCGTGCCAGCGTCCGTGAGGGTGATGAGGTCCTTCCCGCAGTTCGCATCCCCGAAGGTGTTCGAGCAACCGGGCATGAAGAGGGTATGCGGCATCGTGTTTGTGAGTCGTTCCCGGTCGTCCTTCAGCTTTAGGCTGACCAGGGTCGAGGAAGGGTCGATGCCCGCGACGTTGCCCTCGAAGAGGATTGTTGAGCCATTGGAGGTGTCGCCCCAGGTCGGCATGAAGACCCGCTCCACCTTCACCCGGCAGCCATCGAAGCCGCCGTTGTGGGCGTAGAGGGGCAGCTTGACGCCCGAGATCTGGGCCGATCCACCGCAGAGCAGGTCGAGGTCCATGGTGCCGACCTCAAGCCCCTTGGCCATGCGGATGTTTCCCCGCTGGAGGAGAGGCTGGGTGCCCTGGTCGATGGATGTCGTGAAGGTGGTTCCACTAAGGACGATGTCTATGTCGGCCGAAGTCCAGTGCAGGATGGTGCCGCTGCGGAGCGTGAACGTGTAGAGATCCGCCATCAGGAAGACGTTGTTTCCGTTCAGCAGAGCGATGAAACCAGCGGAAGCAGCTTTCATCTACTTCACCGAAATGAATGGGAGGGATTTCGCTTCCCAGACCTGGGCCAGGAATCGTTCGAAATCCAGCTCGTCGGTATCGAAGCGAACTCGCCGCTGCAGCTGCATGTAGATGCCGTCAGTGCTCGGGATCACCTGGGTGAGAGTGCCATCTGGTGCGGCTACAAGCCCCGCTGTGGAAGCTCGACACCCGAAGATGTTGTCCCATCCTGCCGAAACGGCCTGGGTGTCTCCGCCGTGCGCGATCCCTCCGAGTCGGAAATAAACAGCCGAACTTGGGACGGTGCTTAAGACGCTTTGCTTTGCATAGCAGGTGGGGAAATTCGCCAACCAGCCGTCGCTTACGCGCTGGGTCGCATAGGTGCCATTCACCCATGTCTGGCTTGCGTCGTAATAATCCACCTGGACTTGCCGCCAAGCGCCCGTCTGAGGGTCAACTGCCGACATGGCTTCGTAGTAAATCTGCTCTCCAGCAGTGCATGCAGTGAAGTCGGTGAAATAGATCACCTGGGTGGTCGCGATTCCGGCCTGAACCCATCGGTATTTGCTTCCCGCGTAGGGCCAGCGGGTGTCCAGATATTGCGCGCCTACACCCGTGGGTGCTGTTTCTTCGCTGGTCCCATTTGAAACGAGATTCACGGCCATGGGATCCGGAAGCCAGAAGCTGTCCCACTTGCCCTTGTGAGTTCCAAAGAAGGCCAGCAGCTGGGCGGCCTCATCATTGGTAGCATTCAAGACTGCCTGGCGCAGAAAATTCAAGGGCAGGGAATAGCGATACCGCGGCGTGCTCTGGAATGAGGCCCGCAGTTCCTTCCCGCTGCTGGCGGTCTGGACCTTCGTGGCATAAATCGGCGTCCGCTTGATGGCGACGTCCATGCCGGGCAGGTTGGGGAAGACCAGGGTCGACATCAGCCCCTCCCGTTCCGCATGGCTTCGTTCAGGACGTCAAGAAGGCCGCCCTGGTTGCGGCTGAGGGCCTGCTTGAAGCTCTTCGCATCCATGGCGTGGATATGGATCTGCGGGGCCTTCCCGCCGCCGTTCTTGGCCATGTCGCGCACGGCGTTGGCCTGCTCCTTCGGGAGGACCATTTCCTCTTCATGGAGCTGAGCCATCGGGTTCAGGCCGGCCGGGATGTCCCAGCCACCTGCGGCGCTGCCGATACTCGACTTCATGCCCATGACGCCCGCCAGGACCGCCGCGCCAGCGGCCAGGGCGATGACCCAGCCGTAGACCGGGATGGAGGCAGCAGACGCCGCGGCGCCGGAACCAGCCACCACGGCGTTGCCGGTGGCCTGGGTGGTGGCGCTGGAGACGCTGGCGGCCTTCTTGATTAGCTCGCCCTTCACCCACTCCATAGCCATGTCCATGACGAGCTTGGTGAAACTGTTGGCCAGGTCAGCGAAGAGGCCCTGCACCGCGCTGGCGAAGCTCTTTGTCTTGGTGAGCAGGCCGGTGAGGGCGTTACCCAGGCTGTTGGTGATGAGCCCGGCCACCTGGGTCCAGGTCTTCATCTCCTCCTGGGCCGCCTGGGTGTTGATCTTCTGAATGTCGAGGTTCGACTTGCGCTTTGCGGCCAGGATCCGATTCTGAATCTCGGCGAACTTCACCGGGTCATCCTTATGCAGGGCCTGCTCGGCGAGGAGCGCGTCAATCTCGATCTTCAGTTCCTCGGCGTGGAACTTCTTCAGCTCGGCCAGCTCCTGGGCGTGGGTGATCTGGCCGTTCTGGACGGCCGCCGCGAGGTTGGCTTTCTTGATCTCAATGGCATTTCTGGCCGCGTCCATCTCATCAGCTCGCGTCAGCTTGGCGAGATCGGAGGCCTGCTTGTCGGCCTTCTTCTGCTCGTCGTCCGAGGCTTTCCGGATGGCCTTGCCATCCTCGGCCATCTTCATGCGGATCTGGACCCACTCGGCGCTGCCCTGCTTCGTGAGGGCCAGCTTGCCTGCCCAGAAGGCCCGCTCATCAGCCTTGGACATCTCGGCCAGGTCGCCGTCACTCTGGGCGAGCAGGGCCTTTTGCTTCTGCAGTTCGGCCTCCCACTCGGCCACGACGTTGGTCTTTTCCTTCTTCCCAGCCTTGAGGTCGTCGCCGCCCAGGGTGTCGCCGGTCGGGGCCTTGGACTGCTTCTTCGGGGCGTCGGTCCACAGCTCCTTGGAGTTCTTCCCCATGTCCACCCAGGCCTTGGTGACACCCTCGGCGGCCGCGGCCCATTCGTTCTTGATGGCCTGGGCGCCCTGCGAGGCAGCGTTCACGGCCCCCTTCAGGTTGCCTGTGGCGACGTTGTAGATCACCTCGGCGACCATCTTCCAGCCCTCGATCATCGAGCTGATGGCCGCAGTGAGGATGATCGTGATGGTTTCGATAACGGCCTTGAGCACATAGAAGACCTGGATCACACCCTTGATGGCGATGGCGAAGCCCTCAGCCATCCCGGGCCCCACCTCGCCCAGGAACTGCCCGAGCTTGAGGAGGATCGGCATCAGGACGTTCCCGATCTGAATTTGTAGGCTCTCCATGATGAGCCCCATATCCTTCATGGAATCCTTGTAGGCCAGGGTCTTGGCCACGCCATCTGGCCCGACAATG